TAGGTACTCAGGGTACTGATGGAACTCAGGGAACCGATGGAACCCAAGGTACTGATGGAACCCAAGGTACTGATGGAACCCAAGGTACAACAGGAACTCAAGGAACCGATGGAACCCAAGGTACTGATGGAACCCAAGGTACTGATGGAACTCAAGGAACCACAGGTACTCAAGGAACCGATGGAACCCAAGGTACTGATGGAACCCAAGGTACAGATGGTACTCAGGGAACTGATGGAACCCAAGGTACAGATGGTACTCAGGGAACCGATGGAACCCAAGGTACTACTGGAACTTCAGTACAAGGTACAACAGGAACTTCGGTACAAGGTACAACAGGAACTTCGGTACAAGGTACTACCGGAACTTCAGTACAAGGTACAAAAGGAACTCAAGGTACAACAGGAACTTCAGTACAAGGTACAACAGGAACTTCGGTACAAGGTACTACCGGAACTTCAGTACAAGGTACAACAGGAACTTCGGTACAAGGTACTACCGGAACTTCGGTACAAGGTACTACCGGAACTTCAGTACAAGGTACAAAAGGAACTCAAGGTACAACAGGAACTTCGGTACAAGGTACAACAGGAACTTCGGTACAAGGTACTACCGGAACTTCGGTACAAGGTACAACAGGAACTTCGGTACAAGGTACTACCGGAACCTCTGGACCAGTAGCAGGATCTGCGAATCAAATTGTTTATAAGAATAGTAGTAATACTGCTGCAGGGTCAGATTCATTTACATATAGTGGCCCTTCTTCTGGTGTTGGAACAATTGGAATAGGAACTATAATTGATATTGTTCACTATGATACTTTAAATAGTGGAACTTTAAGTTTTGAAGCATCTGCTGGTCAGTTGTTCTCTATTACTAATAACCTTTCTTCAGGAAGTATCTTCTCAGTCAATGATATTTCGGGTATTCCTTCAATTGATGTTGATGCTGGTGGCACTATTTTAGTTGGACCATATAGTACCACTGGAGATAAAGTTGGAATTGGCACTACTAATCCACAATATAAATTACATGTAAGTGGTAACACCAATATTGATGGAACTCTTACTGTCAATGGTGCTGCAATAAGTGGTGGTTCGGGCACTCAAGGTACAACAGGAACCCAAGGTACTACCGGAACTTCAGTACAAGGTACAAAAGGAACTCAGGGTACTACTGGAACTTCAGTACAAGGTACAACAGGAACTTCGGTACAAGGTACAACAGGAACTTCGGTACAAGGTACAACAGGAACTCAAGGAAATATTTCAGGTGTACGATATAACTTTAGTACTGATATCACTACTAGTGCGATACCTGCAGGTACAATTAGATTTAATTGGGGAGGTATTAGTGGTGTAAGTCAGATATATGTACACAAAGATGATGCTAATTCAACTACTCAAACAGGATGGATTACGTCTTGGGATGATTCTACAAGTTCAACTAAAGGTTATTTGACACTTAAGTCCGCATCAACTTCTGGAACTCAATATACTACAGTATTTAATGTTACTTTGGTATCATCTCTACAAGGATCCGGATCTAATCAATATTATCTTGTTAATGTTAGTAATCCATCAGGTTCTGTACCTTCTAATAGTCATCCGTTGGCATTAACATTCTCAAGAACTGGTGATGCTGGAGGAGGAGGTGGTGGTGGAGGTAGCAGTGCATTAACTACACTTGCTTTTTTAAATTCTTAATAAATATTTTTAATAGGAGAAACACTCTAGAGAATGGCTAATCCAAATATAATAAATGCAACAAGTATCTACGGAAAATCGGCTGGTCTTGGACTTGGAACTGTTGGTTCCGCAATAGTATCAAATCCAACATCTAGTGGAAAAATTATTAAAATTAATACTTTAACCGTTGCTAACGTTGATGGAACGAATGCTGCCGATCTTACAGCATATGTGAGCAAAGCTGGTACTAACTATATGCTTGCATGGACTGTATCAGTTCCTGCTGATGCAACTCTTGTTTTAATTTCAAAAGATACTTCAATATATCTTGAAGAAAATAGTGGATTATACTTATATGCAAGCAACACTTTTGATCTGCACGCATTCTGTTCTTATGAAGAAATTAGTTAATTATGGGATATTATACTAAAAATGGTGGTTTAATTGGATTTGGTAATATAAGTGAAAAAAGAGGAGTTTATGATTTAATTGCATCACAAGTTATCGGTGATGCGCTATATTCATTTACTAGTTTCACATTTACTAGTGCAGGAGTAAGTGGATATCAAGGACCAACTCTTGCTCAGTGTCAAAGTGCATATTCTGGTGCTGTATTTTTGACATCTTATTTTTCTGTAAGTGGTGGAATACAGCAATGGACTGCTCCGGAAACTGGCACATATGAAATAGAGTTGAGAGGTGGAAGTGGTGGAGGTAATACGACAGGTACTTATAATCCACGTGATCCTGGACAGGGAGCACTTATCATAACAAGAGTTAACTTGACAAAAGGAACAGTTTATAATATTGTTGTTGGACAAACACCAACTGGTGCGGTATCTAAAAATGGATCTGCCGGTGGTGGAGGAACTTGGATTTATACTGGTTCTATTGGAGGTTCTGGTTTAGTTGCTGTTGCTGGTGGTGGAGGAGGATGGGGACATGGAAATAGCACCAGCAATGGTGGTAACGGATTGGGTGGAAATAATAATTCTAATGGTGATAGTAGACGAGTTGCTGTAAATACTATTATTAATGGAAGAACTGGTAATGGTACTGGATCTACTAACGGTATTGGGTATGGTGGTGGACTTTCTACAACAGGAAGTTTTGGTGGTTCTGCTGGCGGTGCTGGTTGGTTGAGTGATGGTTCTGACCTTGCTAGTCAAGCAGACGGTGGTCATAGTTCCGGAACTCCCAATTGGCAAGGTGGTACTTCTACTGACACTACTGCTCTATATGGGGGATTTGGGGGTGGTGGAGGATCTAACGGAAATGGTGAAGGCGGCGGTGGCGGCGGCGGATATACTGGTGGTCCTGCTGGTAATGATTGGTCAGGTAGTACTTGGGGAAATGCTGGCGGAGGAGGATCTTATTGGACTGGAACACTTGTTTCTGCTACTGCAGGTGCTGATGGAGGAACTGGTGGTCATCTTAGAGCGAATGCAACAAATGGATATGCAAAAATTACTAGAGTATAGAGGTAATATAAAATGAGAAGAAATTCGGGAATAATTGGTCAAAAACAACAAATATCTTTAACTAGTGCATCTGGTGTGCATGAGATTTTTGATAATTATAATGGGGAAATAGATGGTAAATGGCCAATAGTTAAGAAAGTTACAACTATATCTAATAGTAATGGTACAACTTTTCCTGAAGGTTCTACTTCAACTTTTAGTATAACTACAGAAGGATTTAATAATGGTGATATTGTTTATTGGACTATTGCTAATGTATCTGGTACTTCTTTGTCAGCAGCTGATTTTGATCTGGGATTAAGTGGAAGTATTACTATAACTAATAATACTACTAGTGTTGCTATCAAACCGACTGCTGATGGACTTGCTGAAAATAATGTTGTTAAATTGCAAATAAGACTAGGTTCAACATCTGGTCTAGTTTTAAATGAAACTGCTAATTTGACTGTAACTGATGCCGCACTTCCTGTCGGAACTGATATTACAACATCTTTCTACGAAATAAGCAATAGATTTATTGATTCGCAATCATATATGGGAACTACTAGTGACTATAATGGTCCATATGATGTTGGTCAAGTTCAAACTGATTTTACTGGTACGGGAAGAGTTTATATTGGAGTAAAAGTAACAGCATCAACCACTTTTTATAATGATATTCCAATCGCTGGTGTTCAGGTTATATCTGGAACTACTCTTGTAGCATCTTGGATCTTTAATACTAGTACTGGAGGTAGTGGTTCTGCATGGCAGACCTATACATCACAAATTGGTGGAACTTCTACTCAAGGTTTTCCTGTGACACCCGCAACGGCATCTGGTTATACCTATACGAGTATAACAACTAGTGCCAGTATTAGTAGATTTAGTTGGGCAACATCCACTGGTTCAAGTTACACAGGTGCTGCAGATGGTATTAGTAGTACATATAAATTTTCTATAAATGGTGGATCTAATACTCTCGCACCTGTAGGTAATGGAACAATTTTACAATCATCTTCCACTTATTATGCATATCGTGAGACAAGTGGGTCTACACGATATTCTGGAACTGTTATGAGGAGTCCTACATACACTTTTAGTGGTGGAGAATATATAAGAGTTATTCATGCTCTTACGGGTCCTACCAGTATGAGTTCAACAATGAATGGAACTGATAGTTTATATGTTGCTGTTTATTAAGGAGATTTAAAATGCTTTATTCATACAAAGAACAATATCCAGGACCATTACCAGAAAGAATTCGTCTTTCTGATGGTAGCACGAGAACAGATTCTTCTACATTTACTGAAGAAGAACTCACTGATGCGGGGTATGTTGCTGCAGGAGATTCGCCACCTTTTGATGGTGATACTCAAAAGGTAGTTTGGAATGGTGTTGCATGGGAAGTTGTTTCATTAACCGCAGAAGAAATTAATTCTAGAACGGCAGAACTCTGGACAGAAGTTAGAGAAACTAGGGATTTAAAGATTAATGAAGTTGAATGGAGAGTTATGAGAAATTTGAGTGAAACTAGACTGGGTATTACTACTACAACTGATAGTATTTCTGATTTAGACACATACATTCAGGCACTCAGGGATATTACATCTTCCACAACAAATCCATTAGAAGTTGTTTGGCCAACACTTGAAGAATTGAATTCTGGTGGAGATAGTTCAACTTCATGATATTATATGATATAATATTTGGATAATATAGAGTGATCTAAATAAGTCACTATGGTTCTTACAGAAGATATGAATTTTACAATCTATTCAAAAGAAGACTGTCCATATTGTCATAAAGTTAAGACTGTTTTAGAGTTGACAGGCAGTAAATTTGTGGTGTATACTCTTGGAGAGGACTTTACCAGAGAGCAGTTTTATGCCGAATTTGGTGAAGGATCTACCTTTCCACAGGTACTTTGTGATGAGAAAAAACTAGGAGGCGCAGTTGATACAATCAAGTTTCTCAGAGAACAACAAGTCGTCGGATCCTGACATAAATAAAAATAACCACAGTAATCGTGGTGTTGAATTCATTCTTAATGGAGGAAAAAGAAAGCAGACACACCCATTCCACATCATCTTTGAGAAGATGGTTTGCTTTCTAAATCGGGAAGTAAACATCTACTTTGAGTTTTCCTTTAGCACAAGGAAGAGAAATTTAGTTTCCCGGAGAAAGAAAAATGTTAGCAGTTAGTTTAGTTTTTGGTTCGTTTTTGACTATTTTGTTTCTCATAATGGGAGTGGTGATTGGATGGACTGCACGAGAATATATGATGAATTATCGGGAAGTGCCAAGACCTCATCCTGAAATGTTTGACAACCAAGGGAATTTAATACCTGATGAAGTAATTGCATTTAATTTTGAAAACTATCATGACAACAGCACAGAAGAAGACGACTACGACGAGTCTTGAATTACCAAAAAATCCTTTTGTATTTGAAATTTTAGATTTAGTATCGAAGCAAAGATCCAAAGCAAAAAAAGTTGAAGTTCTCAAAAAATATGATGATCCTTCATTGAAAGCAGTGCTTATTTGGAATTTTGATGATAGTATTATTACACTGCTACCAGAGGGTGAAGTGCCTTATTCTGGATATGAAGAGCAATCAAAAAATAAAGGATCTTTGACTACTAAAATTACAGAAGAAGTCCGTAAGATGCACACTACAGGATCTTTTTCTCTGGGTGCAAGTGATAGACAAGGACATACTACTATCCGTAGAGAATTTAAACACTTTTATCAATTTATTAAAGGTGGTAACGATGGTCTTAATAATATTCGTCGTGAAACCATGTTTATTAATATTCTCGAAGGACTTCATCCACTTGAAGCAGAGATTCTTTGTTTGGTAAAAGATAAAAAACTCTCTGATAAGTATAAGATCACCAAAGAAATTGTTGCTGAAGCATATCCTGATATTAAATGGGGAGGTCGTTCGTAATGGCAAATAAACTGGCAGATCCGCCAAAGAAAAAAGAAAAAACTATGGAACAACCTAGCATCAAACCATTAGGTCCAAAGTATG